GTATAACTATCTCCATAAGCACAGCAGCATAAGGAGGTAGTGCAATGTTTAAGAATATCTTACGTAAAATTGAGAAGGCTCAAGCGAGAAGAGTCGCATACTGGCAACTACAGAATCTGTCAGACAAGGATCTCTACGATATAGGCATACATAGGTCACAGATCTACAGTGCTGTATATAACGAGGATTAACGGAGACAACATAAATGATTGACCCAATCACTGCAATTTCTGCAGCGACTACGGCATTTACGTACCTTAAGAAAGGTATTGCTGTCGGAAAAGATTTGCAGGATATGGGTGGTCAGCTTTCTAAGTGGGCTGGTGCCATAGCGGATCTGGATTTTGCTGAAAAGCAGAACCAGAAACCCGCATGGTACAAAGCTTTAGGGGGTGGTGTACAAGCTCAAGCTATGGAAATCTTTGCAGCTAAACAGAAGGCTGCTCAGATGAGGCAGGAGTTAAAAGACTACATATCGGTTATGTATGGCCCATCAAAGTGGCAAGAGATATTAGCAATAGAAGCAGATCTTAGAAAACAAAAGCGTGAGCACGAACACAGACAGATGGAAATAAAACAGAAGATTATAGAGTGGGGCGCTGGGTTTGTAATCTTTGTACTATGTGTAGGTGCACTGTTTGGGTTTGTATGGTTAGGGACTAGATAATATGGCAAAGACGCTAACAGAAAAACAACAGAAATTCTTGGAGGTACTTTTTGATGAGGCTGGTGGAGATGCTTGTCAAGCTAAAAAATTGGCTGGCTACAGTGACACTACCTCTACCACATTTATTGTGGAATCCCTCAAGGATGAGATTACCGATAAGACACGTAGTTATTTTGCCCGTACCGCACCTAAAGCTGCTATGGCTATGGTTGGTGCTCTTTATGACCCGACAGAGTTAGGCATACGTGATAAAATGACAGCAGCGAAAGATTTACTTGATCGTGCTGGGCTTGGTAAAGTAGAGAGAGTGGACGTTACTACAGGAGGTGGTGTCTTCTATTTACCAGCTAAAGAAGGAAAGAATGAATAAGGATAGGGACTTAGGTTATTGGGAATTACCAAAGCCACCTAAAGGAAAAGAAAAAGAATGGCATCCAGTGGCTAGGGCATCTAAGATACATGTACCCTTTGGCTATTACGTTGATCCAGAAAACGACAGACTACTCTTACCAATACCTGAGGAGTTAGAGGCGCTAGAGATAGCGAAGAGACACTTAAAACAATATACTTACCGTGATGTCGCTATTTGGTTGACAAAACAGACAGGAAGGTATATAAGTCACATGGGTTTAAAAAAGAGAGTAGACATTGAGCACAAACGTAAGAAAGCAGCTACAATTAAACGCAAGCTTGCCAAGCGCCTCGAAGAAACGCTCGCGCAAATCAAGGAGCTTGAAGAAAACCGTATCGGAGCCTACACCGAAAGTTGAGGCTGAGATAGTCCCAGCACAAGTAGTAGCTGAATCGTATGACGTAGAAGAAGCACAGAACGTTGTATTTAAACCTAACCCTGGACCCCAGACACACTTCTTAAGTGCATCAGAAAGAGAAGTTCTATACGGTGGGGCAGCAGGTGGTGGCAAGTCATATGCAATGCTTGCTGACCCGTTACATGGTTTAAACGATCCTAACTTTAGTGGGCTGCTTGTCCGTCACACTACAGAAGAACTAAGGGAGCTTATACAGAAGTCACAGGAGTTATACCCTCGTGCAGTACCGGGTATTAAATGGTCAGAACGTAAGTCTCAATGGATCTCTCCTAGAGGGGGTAGACTATGGATGTCATATCTTGACAAAGACATGGACGTTACTCGCTACCAAGGTCAGGCATTTAATTGGATTGGATTCGATGAACTTACTCAATGGCCTACACCTTATGCATGGGATTATATGAGAAGCCGCTTAAGGTCTGCCTTTTCTAATGACTTAGGTTTGTACATGAGAGCTACAACTAACCCTGGTGGAAATGGACATTCATGGGTTAAGAAGATGTTTGTAGACCCAGCGCCTCATGGTCAACCCTTTTGGGCTACTAATATAGAAACAGGTGAAACTATTAAGTACCCTGCAGGTCACAGTAGAGCAGGTTCACCTTTATTTAAACGTAGGTTTATACCTGCTAGTTTGTTTGACAACCCTTACTTATCTGAAACTGGTGACTATGAAGCTATGCTTCTGTCACTACCAGAGCATCAACGTAAGCAGTTACTAGAAGGTAATTGGGATGTTAATGAGGGCGCAGCGTTTCCTGAGTGGGACAGATCTATACACGTAGTAGAACCCTTCAAGATACCTGCAAGTTGGACAAAGTTTAGAGCGTGTGACTATGGCTACGGTAGTTATACAGGTGTAGTCTGGTTAGCGGTAACACCGACAGAGCAACTTGTAGTATATAGAGAAATGTACTGCTCTAAGGTTACAGCTACAGATTTAGCTGATATGATACTTGACATTGAAGCAGAAGATGGTACAATAAGATACGGCGTTTTGGATAGCTCTCTATGGCACAAGCGTGGTGACACTGGACCCTCACTAGCTGAACAAATGATAGCTAAGGGTTGTAGGTGGCGACCCTCAGATAGATCAAGAGGATCTAGGGTAGCAGGTAAAAACGAATTACATAGAAGGCTACAGGTAGATGAATTTACAAATGAACCTAGACTTGTGTTCTTTAATACTTGTACAAACATAATATCTCAACTACCGTCTATACCTTTAGATAAAAGAAATCCAGAGGATGTAGATACAAATGCAGAGGACCACCTGTATGACGCTCTTAGATATGGCGTAATGACTAGACCTCGCAGTTCACTATGGGACTACAACCCATCAACAGCACGTACTGGCTTTCAAGCTAGTGATGCAAGATTTGGATACTGAGTATGGCAGAAATAGACGATCTTTCATTCGAGACAGATGAAGTGGTAGCAGCAGAGGATCAAGATGATGAGATCCTTGAGGATGCCTCAAGTGTAGTATCCTTTGTTCATTCACGTTATAAAAGAGCAGAAGACTCTAGGCTAGAAGATGAACAGCGTTGGCTTAGGGCTTATAGAAACTACCGTGGTATATATGGCCCTGAAGTAAAATTCACAGACACAGAAAAGTCTCGTGTGTTTGTAAAGGTCACTAAGACTAAAACTCTAGCTGCGTATGGACAGATTGTTGATGTTCTCTTTGGCAACAATAAGTTTCCTCTCACAGTAAATCCTTCTGTACTACCCGATGGTGTATCAGAAGCTGTTCACATTAATATAGATCCTAATGCTGAACAGGCAGGGGATGCACTAAGGGGCTTGATGGAAGATAAACCATCAGAGCCTTTTGTTTTAGGGCCAGACACAGATTTAAAACCGGGTGAAACTTTAGCAGACTTAAGAAGTAGACTCGGCCCTGTTAAGACTAAACTTGCAGCGGTATCAGATAAAATAGTAGAGGGTGAAGGTACGACACCTACTACCATTACCTTCCATCCTGCAGTAGTTGCAGCTAAGAAGATGGAAAAGAAAATACATGATCAACTACTAGAGTCAAACGCTAACATACACCTGAGAAGTATGGCATTTGAGATGGCACTTCTAGGTACTGGTGTAATGAAGGGGCCATTTGCTTTTGACAAAGAGTACCCCAGATGGAATGATCAGGGTGAATATGACCCTTTAATTAAAACTGTACCTAGCACTAGCCATGTTTCTGTTTGGGACTTTTACCCTGACCCAGAAGCAAAGAGTATGGATGATGCAGAGTATGTAGTAGAGCGTCATAGAATGTCTCGCACTGAGTTGCGTTCTCTGAAGAACCGCCCTTACTTTATGGATGATGCTGTAGAGAAGGCCATTGATAAAGGCCCAAACTATGATCAGAAGTATTGGGAAATGGCAATGGAGGATAACGACACACAGCCTATCACTGAGCGCTGGGAAGTGTTGGAGTTCTGGGGTTTCGTAGATACAGAGATACTAGAAGAGAATGGCGTAGATATTCCAAAAGAGTTAGAAGACTTAGATGAGATTAGTTGTAACATCTGGGTCTGCAATGGTGAAGTAATGCGGTTTGTACTTAACCCCTTCAAGCCAGCCAACATACCTTACTATAGTGTACCATACGAGCACAACCCTTATTCATTCTTTGGTGTGGGTATTGCAGAGAACATGGATGATACGCAAACCTTAATGAATGGCTTTATGCGTATGGCTATTGACAACGCTGCACTTTCGGGTAACCTTATCATTGAGGTAGATGAAACTAACATGGTTCCAGGTCAAGACCTTTCTGTATATCCGGGTAAGGTTTTCCGTAGACAAGGTGGAGCACCAGGGCAAAGCATCTTTGGCACTAAGTTTCCCAATGTTGCTGGTGAGAACATGCAGCTATTTGATAAAGCGAGGGTACTAGCAGATGAAAGCACAGGCTTCCCATCTTTTGCACACGGACAGACAGGGGTTTCAGGAGTGGGAAGGACTGCTTCTGGGATTAGTATGCTTATGTCTGCAGCTAACGGCAGCATTAGAAATGTTGTTAAGAATGTAGATGATTACTTGTTAAGACCTATGGGTAAGGCTTTCTTTGCATTTAACATGCAGTTTGACTTTGACCCTGACATTAAGGGTGACTTAGAGGTTAATGCATCTGGTACAGAAAGCTTGATGGCTAATGAGGTTAGATCCCAGCGCCTAATGCAATTCCTACAAGTAACACAAAATCCAACACTTGCACCTTTTGCTAAGATGGATTACATTATACGGGAGATTGCAAAGAGCATGGAGCTTGACCCTGACAAGGTTACTAACTCTATGGCTGACGCAGCAATACAAGCTGAGATCTTAAAGAGCTTCATGGCTCAACAACAGCCTCAAGCAGGTCAGGCAGTACCATCACCTGAAGGCCAAGGCCCACAGGGAGTACAAGATATGACAGGTGGAGGGGGATCACAGATAGGCGTAGGTACTCCACCTGCACCAGGTGAACAAGGTTTTACAGGTAATGTCGCTTAAACAATTAGTAAACAATAAAGAACTATATGATGAGTTCTTGAAGCACTTAGATGACTTAGTGTATTTACAGTACAAAACAATAGAGCGAGCTAATGAGCCTGTTGAACTATATAGAGCGCAAGGTGCTATCAGTACTTTAAAGAAGCTAAAGATGCTACGGGAGTCAGTCAATGGCGGTAGATAAGTCAGATAACAAGAGTGAGCAAACAATGGACGATCAAACTGATTTCGTTTTCAAGTCTGTCCGTAGTTATGCAGAAGGCGGCGAAGTAGTAGACCCCGTATCAGGAAACGAAGTACCACCAGGTTCTCTACCAGAAGAAGTACGTGATGACATTGATGCCCGTCTAAGTGAGGGTGAGTATGTAGTACCTGCTGATGTAGTAAGATACTATGGTGTCAAGTTCTTTGAAGACTTACGCACTAAAGCTAAATCAGGTCTAGAGAAGATGGATGAAGAAGGCCGCATAGGAGGTGAACCTATAGGCATGGAGGTCATTGAACCTGAAGATGATTTCCCCTTTGATGTATCTGAATTACGAACAACAGAAGATATACAAGGTTTCGATGAAGGCGGTGATGTAACAAGAATGCAAAACCCTTTTGAAAACTCTATGGGTAGCAGCACTGAATTTAAAACTTATGTAAATGAACAGGGATTGACTTTATATATTAGGTTCGTGGATGGAAAACCTATGGATTACATACCTCCAGGTTATGTATTAGAGGGTACACCCAGCGCAACTGAAGCTACTACATCTGTTGAAAGAGAGAGCAAAGATAGATCTCCAACGTTAGCACCTCCAACAGAAAGTACTGGTAAGTCTGCAAAAGAAAGACTAAGTGCTATGTCTTTGGATGAACTTACGTCTGCTGCAAAATTCACACAGAAGTTAAGGAACCCTAGTGTTGGCATTGCAGCAGGAGCTTTAAACCCAATCTTAGGCTTTGCAGTTAGGTTAGGGTCTGGTGCTAAGATTGCAGATATAGATCAAGAGTTACGTAGTAGACTTAAGAACCCTGACCTTACAGAGGAACAAAGAAGTCAAATTGAAACAGCTAGATCTCAGTTTTCCTATGTTGATAAAGAACCTAAAGATGGTAAGCCAGACTCAGGGCAAAAGCTTTTCGGCGGATACAGAAGTACCTATGAGGGTTTAAAGGACAATGACAATGATGGAGATGTGGACTTTGGAGACACTTGGCTTGGTGACTTACTAGGTTTTGATAAAGATAGAAAGGTTGGTGTGCAGGGCATTGGTTTGTCAGAATCTAGGGCTGGTGCAAGGCGATACGCTAGTATAGATGAGGCTGATGAGGCTTTAGGTACACTAAAAAATAAAGCAAGCTCCGTTAAAGCAGTTCCTGCCGCACAGCCTGATACTACTTACAGGTATGCAAATGCAGACGGTTCAGCTAGGACAGTTGTAGACAATGCCTTTACAAGAACCTTTAATAGTGCTAACATAGGCAGAAACCTAGATGATGTAGAAAGGGATAACTTAGCTAGGTCTGCAGGTGTGTCTAGAGAACAGTATGACAATATGTCTGAATATGAAAGATCAGAGAGATTAGCAGGAAATGCTAAAGGTGGGCTGATGACTAAAAGTAAAAAGAAATAAGGCTACCCGGCAAAAGCTGGCCCCATATAAGAAAGGAACTAAAATATGTCTATGCCTGAAGTTAAAGTAATAAAAGATAAAATTAATGTAGATAGTTATGCACATGAAAGAAATAGGCAGCTATTAGAAAAAGAAGAAAGAGAATTACAAGCCTTGCTAAAGGGTAACGCAAATGAAGAAGAAGATGATCAAGAACCCGATAGCGAAAGTACTGAGAACCCCCAAGTTTCGGATGAGGGTAGTGAGGAACAAAAAGAAGTACGGGTTGTGGAATCCCAAGAGTCTGAAGAAGGTGATACAGGAACAGATGAAGGATTAACAGCAGAAGAGAAAACCTTCAAGAAACGTTATGGTGATATTCGTAAATTACTACAGGATAAAGAGAAAGAGTGGGAAGAGAAATATGAAAAGCTTTCTAAACAACTGGACAAAGCTGCAAAGAATGAACTTGTTCTGCCTAAGTCTGCTGAAGAAATTGAAGCATGGTCTAGGAAATATCCTGATGTCGCAGGTATTGTTGAAGCTATTGCAGAAAGTAAGGCTAATGAAAAAGCCGCCTCACTAGATGCAAGGCTACTAGAAATAGAAGAGATGCGTACACAGGCCAAACGAGAGAAAGCAGAAGCTGAATTGTTTGCTATGCATCCTGACTTCGAAACTATACGTAAGGATAATTCTTTTCACGATTGGGTTAAAACACAGCCTAAAGTAATACAAGATGCTCTTTATGATAATGCAGAAGATGCTAAATCGGTAGCAGTAGTACTAGATAGGTACAAATTAGAAAAAGGTATAGAGACAGTAAAGCCAAAAGTATCGTCAGATAAGGCTGCTGCATCTTCCATTAAGTCAAGAAAACGTGCTGCAGTAGAAGCAGACGAAACGAATAGCTATCTGACTGAATCAGCAGTAGCTAAGATGAGCTTAAAAGAGTACGAAAAACGTGCAGAAGAAATCTTAGAAGCTCAAAAATCTGGTAAGTTTATCTATGATCTTTCAAGATAATGCTTGACAT